CAACGGGCGAATTATGACTTCACAATCTGAATAATACTAAAAGCATATGCTTTGCATATGCCTTATTAATATTGTTATCAAGAACTAATAGTTCGTGTTGAGTGATAACGAAAACACAGTTGAACGTAGTTCAACTTTATTAACATAAATAGTATTATGAAACTATCTGATCTTTTAATCGAAAACAATTCTGTTATTATGGAAAAAGCAAAACCTAATGATGCATTTCCTGCATTTCAGATTGCTGAAACAACTAAACCTGATAAAGTTTTACTATGGATTAAAGATTCTAATGGAGGTTATAGCAAATACATTGAGTTTAAAAGTGCTGAGAGAGCACAAAAATTTGCTAAGAGATGGACAAACAATCCTGACCGCTTTAAAGATTTTTTAGCCAATCCAAAAACAAAAACACGAATTAAAGATGGTCCAATTGCAAGGGCATCGGGCAAGATCAAAACTGCTGATGCATTAATAGATCAAGTAAAAAATAATTTAAAGAAAAATAGCGGTGCTAATAAAGTATCTAAAATTATTCAATCATCTACCTTTAAAGCAATGGTAAGCATTTTAGGCAAAGTAGGATTTACAGGTGCTGCCTTTTATGGTGTACTTGGTGCTATAAATGATGTAGAAGTTGATCCAAATTTATCTCCAGAAGAAAAAGAAGAACAAATTGATATACTTTGGGGATCACTTACAATTCAATTGCTACTGATATGGTCAAGAATTGCACGTAATGCTACACTGGTCACCAAAGCAATTAGTGGGCTGAAAACTATTGTCAGGTCTGCACAATTAGCAGCGGCTGGAACTGGTGTCGGTACAGTACCTGCTGTTGTATCTTTTATTATAAGCGAAGCAGCCTTTTGGGCAGTAGGTGCTGCACTAGCAAGTCCAGCAGTACAAAGAGCATTTGCTGAATGGGTTTCCGGTACAATCTTAGGTAGTTGGATAGGGTTTGTAGGAGGCGTTGCAGGCCCAGTGTTAACAGGTGCAGGAAGGATATTAGATTCAGTACTTGGTGATACAGCGGCTGGCAAAATGATAAAAGACTTTTATGGTTTCGAAGAAGGTCAAGAACGTGGCGGTCGAGAAGGAGAGATGTATGCAAGCACAGAATGGGCAAAACTTACATTTAGCCATTTGTTATTTCCAGATGCAGCCAAAGCAGTGTTAGTTCCTTATATAAGTGCTGCACGTAGAGAAGACTTAATGTTCAATGTTTTGAAAATTACCGAAAGTAGTAAACCTAATAATACTACTCAACCTGATGCAACAGATCCCAATGAAGTAAGTGCAACAGAACCAACGTCCAATACTTCAGCAACATCAAGTGCTGTACCCTATTCTGGTACACCTGATGCAGTATCAAGGAGAGCAGATATTGAACGCAGTTTACAAAATACAAACTATTATAATAATCCTAGTTTCACAAGGGCACAACCTGTTAGTGGACCACGTTAAAGCAGTGGCATTCTAGCATTTTTTGTATTTTCAATATGTTCTTTTGCAATATTTCTCATTATTTCAAAATCTTCTAAATCTGTATCGTATAAAAGATTATGAACATCAACACCGCCACGCATATACCAGCCAAGACGATAGGCTTCATCTTTTAAATTTTTTACCTGGCTTTCGTATTCCTTGGCTAGTGAAAGGGCCTCGTCGTTGTCTAGGTTCACTAGCCTAAACCGAAAAAATCTGACGTATCCATTCCTATTCTTATGTTGTTATTTTTTTTACATGCATTACACACAACTTTTTCTCCAGGCATAGCCCAGGTTTCAATATTTTTTTCAACAACTTCTTTAATTTGTTTGAAATAGGTTAGATCTTGATTTGCCATAAAATCAATAATTTCATTTTTATTTGTTTCTATCTCGCCGCCTACTTCAATACTTTCAACATAATCAAAAATAGTTGAAATTGCTAGATCATTAATTTGTAATGTAATATTGTCTAGTGCTTTCATTTTTTCGTTTTCATCATCTATCTTTGTTACTTGTGTGTTAATAGCACGTTGTAATGTAACAGTTTTTTTCTGAACTTCTGTCCATTTACGATATGTCAAAGGTTTAATTCTAAAAGTAAAGTCATCTATTTTAAGAGAGTCAATAAATTTACAATTTTGATAGTATTCTAAATATTTGTTCAAATTAATTTCGTATGAATTAGATTCACCGCAACTGCATTTATGATCAACTGTCATTGAATCGCCATAAGTTGCCATTCTAATACCAATTAATAATGTATCGATATCTAAAGTAATAATGTTCCAAGGATCTAAAACACTTGGAATACAACTTTTTATATTGGCAGATGTAGCATTGCCAGTTATCATTGCATCGGGTGTTTTATAAAGTATCTCATCACTGGCTGTCATACTGAATACAGGAATCTCTGTAAAAGTATTATTTGCAATAATATTGTCTTTATAATATTTTCCTTGACTTGGCAAAGAAATATAAATTTTAGGTTGTCTTCTAAAATTCTTAAGGGGGCTTTCGGTATTTTCCATGTGTTTTCCTATTAGGTAAATAGTATATAGCATATTTATTTGTTTTAATGTAGGAGTTTAATTCTTTTGGCAGAAGATCTATCAGGCTTAATGAGTCAAGTCGGAAAGGCTACAAATGTATTTGGCAATGTTATTAATGCTGGTACTGGGTTAGCCGGAACTCTACTTAGTGGTAAACAAAATCTAAGTGATTATAGTAATGCTCTAAGTCAAAATACAGATTTATTAGGTAAAGCAGGTTCTGCATTAGGAAATCTTGTAAATGGCTTAGTCCAGTTTGCCGAAGGCAGTTTGCAAGAATATCAGGCATTAACTCAAATAGGTGCAACGTTTGGTAAAAGTTTAGTAGATTTAAAAGTTAGTGCTACAGAACTTGGTTTAACCGTTGAAGAAATGGTTGGCTTCTTTAAAGAAAACAATGAAGGATTGCGTTCATTTGGTGGTACTACAGAAGTTGCAATTAAAAGATTTAAACAATTAAGTTTAGCAGTTTTAGATAGCGAACAAGGACTTGGAACTGAATTACGTAGATTAGGTTATACTGCTGGCGAAATAAACGAAGGCCTTATGTTATTTGGTGAAGTAACGGCTAGAAATTCTCGCCGTGAGACTATGAGTATACAACAACAAGCAGAGTCTGCTCAAGGATTGTTAGTTCAAATGGACGGACTTAGCAAACTTACAGGAGAATCACGTAAACAACTTGCTGATGAAATGAAAGAACGTAGACGTCAAGGAGACGTTGCTGCATTTTTAGCAGGTAAAACATCAGAAGAACAAGCCGCATTTAGCGCACAACTATTGCAAATACAAAAAACATTAGGAAAAAATGCTGCTGATGCATTTGTTGATGTTGCTCTTAGAGGCGCACCTACGACTAAAGAAACTACAGGCGCATTGTTAGCAATGGGCGAAGGTGCTGAAGAAATATATGCAGCGGCTAGAGCATTTAACAGTGGCAGTATAAGTGAGTTTAATAATTATGTTGATGGCGCCATTGCTTCCGCAGCAGAATACCAAAAAACAGATGAATTTAAAAATGCAGCAATACTTGGCGGTGTAAATGATACAACTGCTGCATTTGCTGATGCTAGTGCTGCTGCTTATAACCTTCTAAATCAAATGGATGCTACAGCAGAAGGTGATGAAACTGTTGCTCAAACAATGCAAAGACTTGATAGGCAAATCAAAGAAGAACAGTATCAACAAATGAAAACAACTACTGGTGCTCTTGAAAAAACTATACAATTACAAGAATCGGTCAGAGAAATGACAATGGCAACTATGAAAGAAGCAATGCCAAGATTAGAAAATGCAGCATTGCGAGCAATTGAAAAAGTTGAATCAGTTTTGCCTACCTCCGAACAAATTGCGCAACAAGTTGGGGGTGCTATTGACAAATTATTTACTGCTGCTGAAGGAAAACTAGGCGGTGGTGTGAACGATGACTTAGTAAACATGTTACAAAATATGTTTAATCCTCAAGATGATATTGCAACAAACACAGAACAAACTGCTGCTAACACCGGAGCAATGGTAGAAGAAACAGTAGAAGCAGCAGAACAACAAATTGAACAAGAAAAAATTACACAAGACAGGATAGACGAAGCACAAGCAGAACTTACTGAAGCACAAGCAGATTTAGCAGAACTTACAAATAGACAAACTGATCTAGTTGAAGCAGGAATACACGAAAGAGCAAACGATTTACAAAACGATATTGATAATGCGCAAGCCGCAGTAAACGCTGCTGAAGCAAACCTTTCTACACTAGTTGCTCAAAAGGCTGCCGAAACACAACGATCAATTGCAGAAGCACAACAATATACAGCAAATAAAATTTCACAATATAATTCAGGTGGATTCTTTAGTGGAGGATTTGCAGACGGAGGAACTATTCCTTCAAATGGTTTTGGATTAGTTGGCGAAAATGGTCCTGAATTTATAAGTGGTCCTGCAAATATTATGGGAACAAAAACAAGCATGGGTGTAATGAACACACTTATGAAAAGTATAAGAAATCTTGAAACTACTGTTCAAGATGCACCTGCTAATACTGAAAAACAGGTAAGTAATACTACAGAAAGTCAATCGTTTGATCAATTTAATATGAAGTTAGATACTATGAATGGATTATTAAGTCAACTAGTAAATGTCGAAACCAATGTAGCAACTACACAGAGACGTACATATAAGGCTACAAAAGGATTACAAGGTAATATGATGAGAGGTGTTACATCATGAGTTGGAAAAAATATTTTACACCTGTTCCAACAACAGATAATAAAAATGGAAGTTACAGCCCATTTAGTTTAAGAGGACAAGGTAATGTTGGTCCCGCCGCAGCAAATTATAGTTCGCATTTACCAGACGTATATGTTGGTTCTCCTAATCGTATTGAACGTTACAATCAGTACAATACAATGGATAGTGATAGCGAAGTAAATGCTGCACTTGATATTTTAGCGGAATTTTGCACACAAAAAAATAAACCAAACGATACTCATTTTAAAATTGATTTCAAATCAAATGCAACCAATAGTGAAGTGACAGTATTAGGGCAATATTTACAGCAATGGTGTAAATTAAATCAGTTTGAAACACGTATGTTTAGAACTATACGTAATGCATTCAAATATGGCGATCAGTTTTTTATTAGAGATCCTGAAACACAAAAGTGGTTTCATGTAGATCCAAGTCAAGTTACAAAAATTATTGTTAACGAAAGCGAAGGTAAAAGACCTGAGCAGTATGTTGTAAAAAATCTTAATTTTGCATTTGATATGCTAGAAGCAACACCACTAAACACACAAAACAGTTATGGACCTGGTGGTACAAATGGATATCAGCAAGTCAAGCAACAAAATATGACTGGTGGCAATCATACACCAAGTGGTAATACCAGTAGATTTGCGCAAGAACATGACGAAACATATGTAGATGCACAGCATGTAGTTCATTTATCAATGAGTGAAGGACTTGATCAAAACTATCCGTTTGGAAATAGTTTGCTTGAAAGTATTTTTAAAGTATACAAACAAAAAGAATTACTTGAAGATGCGATTATTATCTATCGTGTCCAACGTGCGCCAGAGCGCAGAGTATTCTACGTTGATGTGGGCAACATGCCTTCGCACCTTGCTATGCAGTTTGTGGAGCGTGTTAAAACGGAAATACATCAAAGACGCATCCCATCCAAGACAGGAGGTGGCACAAATGTTATAGACTCAAGTTATAATCCTCTGTCAATCAACGAAGACTACTTCTTTCCACAAACTGCTGAAGGTCGTGGCTCTAAGGTCGAAACATTACCAGGCGGTACTAACCTAGGAGAGATTGATGATCTCAGATATTTTACCAACAAACTGGTTCGCGGCTTGCGTATACCTAGTTCCTACTTGCCTACTGGCGCCGACGACGGTGCATCACAGTATAATGATGGACGAGTTGGCACAGCATACATACAAGAATTAAGATTTAATAATTATTGTCAACGTTTGCAAAGCATGGTTGAAGAAGTTTTTAACAAAGAATTTAAATTATATTTAAATAGCAAAGGCGCAAATATAGACTTTAGTATGTTTGACTTGCGTCTAACACCTCCGCAAAACTTTGCAGCATACAGACAAGCAGAACTTGATAATAATCGTATCAGTACCTTTAGCACAATACAAGGTATACCGTTCATGTCTAATAGATTTGCTCTTAAACGTTTCTTAGGAATGACTGATGAAGAAATTGCAGAAAACGAACGTCTATGGCGTGAAGAAAATGATGAGAACATCACCGATCTAGTTCCAGACGATGCAGCAGGTGAGTTACGCGGTGCTGGACTAAGCGGTGCAGATCTAGCAGGAGACTTTGGCGGACTTGAAGACGATTTAGGCGGAGACGCTGGCGGCATTGATGGCGGTACAGGAGAAGCACCTGAAACTACAACAGGTGACGATTTAGGTGCTGACCTAGGAGCACAAACGGATCAAACGATATAAATAATACTATGATACTTAGAGAACTATATTACTTTAACAAAGAAACAATGGAACCAGAAGAAGATCTCACATACGATAGTGAGAATGACGATTCGGTGGTTAAAATTGATGACTCGAGAAAAAGTAAATTAACACTTAGAGATATCAACCGAGCAAGAAAAGCCAGCGATGCACATAACGAAGATGCAGCAAAAGATTTAAACTATATTAGACAAATGTATGGATTAGCAGCACAGGCAGCACTTGGTGGGGTATGACAAAGAAAAATATTGGTTTTGTACTTGGTAACGGAACAAGCAGAAAAACAATAAATCTTCATAGATTAAAAGAAATAGGAATAGTTTACGGGTGCAATGCTCTTTATAGAGAATTTGCACCTGACCATTTGGTATGTGTTGATACTAAAATGATAATAGAACTTGATGAGAAAAAATATCAAAACGAAAATAAAGTTTGGAGCAATAATAACAAACTTACTCAACGAATTCCAAATATTAACATAATGAAACCAAACAAAGGATGGAGTAGTGGGCCTACTGCAATGTTACTTGCAAGTCAGCATAATTTGAAAGAAATATATTTGTTAGGATTTGATTATGTAGGACTTGGCAATAAAAATGAAATTGTAAATAACATATATGCAGGAACAAAAAATTATAAACGAAAAGAAGATAGGGCAACATATTACGGTAATTGGACTAGACAGACAATGATGTGTGCAAATACATATCCTAGAGCAAATTATTATAGAGTAATACAAGATAAAGATTCATTTATACCAGACCATTTAAAGGATTTGCACAATTTTAAACATATAGAATTAGAAAATTTTACAAAAAAATTTAATATTAATTAAAACTTTTTATAAAATACGCTGTTTTGACCCCATTTTCAGCGTATATTTTCCTTTATGTGTAAATATAATAGACAGCCTTGTAAAGATAATTAAAGGAGATACATATGACTGATCGCAATAAGTTTGAAGAAATGCTTGAGCGCCTTGTCAATGAAGACAAAGAAGGTGCGGAAGCATTATTCCACGAAATCGTGGTAGAAAAATCAAGAGATATTTACGAATCATTACTTGAAGATGAAGAAGTTGAAGAAACTACTGACGAAGAAGTTGATGAAGCAACTGATGAAGAAGTAGATGAAGCATCTGATGAAGAAGTAGATGAATCAGAAGAAGACCTGGACGAAGCAACTGATGAAGAAGTTGACGA